CCTGACTTCATTAACTTAGGCATGTATTTTCTATGTCTATTGACAAGTACTGCAGTTTCTGCTACAGTATATGCTCTTTCTCTATTCCGACGAAAATCAGAACGCAAACATGTTTCAAATCTATCTTGAGTTATATTATAAAAAGAAACCATTCCAGTAGATCTTGAGCTATGATGAAATCTAACTAAATCATTATTAAGAAACCAAATTTTTTGATTTCCTTTAATTATAGCTTCGTTATTGTATTCTTCGCTCTGTATTTTTCCTTTAGCAGTAGCCATCTGCCCTCCCTACTGTCTTGCGGTGGATGATAAAATTTTCTATCCCCACAGCCAATACAATATGTCTCAATATGGTTTTCAGATGTGTGTTGCCTATCAATGAATATTTTTCCATTGCATCTTTTACAAACATTCATTTAGTTTGGTATGCCGATAATTATTAAATGAACTGCTAAAGAAAGATCTCCAGATGCTCCGTATCTTACTATTCCTTCAACCTTACTTGTTGTTACAGCCTTTAAAATTACTGTTACGTTTTGTCCCGCTGGTGTTCCACCAATGTTGTATGGAGTTGCTGAAACAATTGGTGAATATTTAAAATCATCAAATGTAAATGAAAAAGAAACTTCTGATGCTGCAGTAACTGTAGTATTATTTGCTACTTGAACATATCCACCAACAATTTTAGTTTCTGAGGTTTTTACACTTTGTTGTCCAGAAACCCCATTATTAATAGTAGAGTAGTTGTATGTAGCAGAAGAAATTTGCGTTGACAAATCATTAACCGTTTCTGCTAGTTGATAGATGTATGTTACATCTAGTGGTTGCCCTCTTTCGGGTAGTGGTATTTTTGCCATTATCTTCCTCCTATAACATTATATCGTATGTGGACCATCTGTGTATACCTTTAAAAAATCTGAATCTCTGCTAATTGGATTACCTCGTAAATATATTTCAGTAGTAAGTCTGTTTGGTTGTGATGCTTGTACTATTCCATTAATTGTGTACGTACTAGGAACTGGAAAAGAAATACTGTTTCCTTGTATTCTTTGTAGATATATCCAATCTCCTCCATCGTTTCTATCATATTTTACCCAAACATCATATTCACTAGCTTGTCTTATTTCGTTACCGCTTTTAAGAATACTCACTGCATCCCATGCCTGTTGAGCAATTGATCCATTTTTATTAAAACTTATATTATTAGACACAAAGGTATAATTTGGCTGTATTAAAAATGTTGGGGACCAATGAGAAGTTCTATTTTTGTCTTCAGATACTATTCTGTATCTTACGTTATATCCTTCTATTGAAGAATCAATTGACGGAAGATCGGCATTTAATATTGTTGCTTTTTTAATTCCTATGTCTGCCATTACGAAACACCTATTGAAAATCTAAACTCAACATAATTTGCAGTATTAGGAGATTTTACAATTGTAGTCTCATCATTATTTTTAATTACTGAGTATCCAGTTAAACCATAGAGTGCATTTACAGTAGAAACATTTTCTATTCTCATTGCATCTAAAGCAACATAATAGTTTCCTGATACTGCGTTACTGACTATGGCGCTTGCATAAACCTTAATAACAGATACTGCATTCCAATTAAAACCAGCTGTTGTGTATAGCTCTTGTAGTTTTTTAGTAACTACATGATATCTATTGTTGTCAAAATCATATTGTCCTGTACCAACTCCTTTGACCATATCTACCTCAAACCTTGCGCTCTCTCCAGAGCCTGATGTATCTGATGATGAAAACTCAACCAAAACTCTAACTTTATCGGGAGATGAGCCAGTTGTTCCATTTTTGTTTACTACAGACAAAGCAAGTTTAAGTTCATCTGTTGGTGAATTTTTTGTAAAATCTACCTGTGTTCCAGTTAAATGAATATGGTTTGATCCACTTTCAATATAAAAATGTGTTACAGTTGTTGATCCTCCAGATACGTAAGTTCCAACTTGACTACTTAAAAGTGTAAACTTTGTTGTGGTTGGTATAGTAGATACAACTCCAGTTATGTTGTAGTTATTTGGATTAATTCCTGTTACTGTTACGCTATCTCCTATTGTTAAATTGTGTGCTTTTGATGTTGTGTACTCAATTCTTGTACCGTTCCCAGATGCAGCAGTTATTGAAACATCTTTTGTTAGGTTTGCATCATTTCCACGTATCATAATCATGTTATTTAAAAATCTTGATCTTTCGTATATGTTTGCTCTAGATTGTTTATAAAAAATACTGTTATCTGAGTTTGTCTGAAATACTGCATTTGAAGTTGCAATAACATTATCATTAAGTGGAGAGTCTAAAGCTTCAACAATTGGTAATCCTATTGATGTAGTCGTAGTTGATGTATGGTGTTGCCAATTTTCTGTTTCACTAAAAGCTAAAATTGTTTTACTGTCATACGATCCTGCTGCAGAATTAATTCCAGCAGAATATATTCCAATTTCAGATATTTCATATCTTTCTTCTGTAGGCAATTCTGCGGTTAAAACAAGCTTTGATGTTCCGTTTTCATTAACAAACCCCCTAGAAGAAATAGGAACCCTAAACATTTCAAAGTCAAGAGAAACTTTTTCAGAATAGTCATCATATTCGTCTACGTTTGAAAGTGGCTTTGGTCCACAGCCAACGGCAATATAAGACGCAAAAGCGGGTGCCTGACCTAAAAGGTACTTAGCAATAATGTTTTTTCCAGTATTAGTTATCAAGAGGCTGATTCTCCAAATTCCGCTTCATATATTGTACCACTTACAATGATTTGAATTTCTATTTGATCGTCAATATTTAAGTTAATTGCTTCAACCACAATATTCCCAAGTGAGTCCATGTATACGGGATTATTGTCTGATGAGTTTGTTAGTCTTGGAATCTTGTCTTCTAGTTTTATGGCAAACCCAGAAAAGTATAAGTTTGATGTTTTTTGAAGGCCAACTATATTGTTTGGATTGTATTGTTGATTAATTAAAGAAAGATTTTTGATAGGCTGATAAGATATATTTTGACCATTAATAGTATCAAATCTTGCTATATTGATTAGTTCGTGACTACCTATATCTTCAAATATTAAATCTGTCATTACTTCAATTGGAACAGATGCATCGTCAAAAAGAATAATGTCTGGCGTTGCTACTTTAATTTTTTGACTTGGAGTTATTGGCGGTGTATAGCTTGGTACATTTGGTGTTGCTGAAACTTGTTCTGACATTTTACACCTCACTCAAGTATATCGTCATTGATGGACCATTTGAATTTCTTTGATAGTCTATATTATATACAACAAATCTAGTTAAAGATGATGTAACTATATCTATGTCGTTATTGTCTTTGTAGTCAACAGTAACAATGTCTCCAAGTTGAATAGTAGGAATAGCAAAAATATTTAAACCAATATATTTTTTAGGCTTTAATGATTTATTAATTATCCACCCAATTAGTTCTTGAGCATCGTCTTGTGTTTGAATATATGCAGCATCAAGACTAAATTCATTTTTTCCATAAGTTAACCTGCTTAGCTTAATGTCGTTATATTTTTCTTGCTCTACTAATGGAGAATACAAAATTGTGTCTCCTTTAAATTCTGGATCAGATAAGTTTCCTCTTTTTTGAAAATACTCATCAACAGTTAATGTGTGTGTTGTGTCTTGTGTAAATGTAACACCTTGAATTCTTAAATAGTTTCCAGTTGTCTCGTCTAAGACTAATGCCTTATCTGTAGCATTAAATATTAAAAATTCTGCACCATAAGAGTCTGCCTGAAAACCTGACACAGTGTATCCCTTAATTCTGTTAAATGTTGGTGATAGTTTAGCATAAAGTGCTGGGTAGGCACGATCATACTTTACATCAAAATATGCACACTCTCGTAATATTGTGCCAAATTCTTCAAAGTACATGTTGTATTTTGGAGGCTGTTGTGAACTTATTCCAGAAAGATAACTTGATTGAACAATTCCACTCATAGCATATTTTCTAAATGACTCATTTGCGCTAATTTGATTTTGTCCAAATATCTGTGATGATTTATCGGAAACAATAGAGACTGTATTCTGTGAGTAGTTTTGAGACATTGCATAAATATTTTCAAACATACATCTTGAGGATCCTCTTACGAATAAAGCCATATTGTTGTATATGGGAAGAGGATCTGTATCATCAACAATCTTTATTAATTGATTGTTTATGTATAGGTAGAATCTTCTTATTGATCCAACTTCTTCATACTCTACTGATAAATCATATACCGTTGAATTTTCTTCGCCATTCATTCTGTATTGTCCAGTAAAGCGACCATCATCAACAATAATGTTAGTTAGTCCTCCCCACAGTTTAACTGGTATTGCCTCTGATGTTAATGAATCTTTTTTAATTTTATAAAAAAGAACATTACTAATAGATATATCAGTTTCTCCATTTTTTAGATTTAAATAAGATTCAATGTTGCTTTCCGTAAGTGCAGCAATTTCAAAATAATACCCATTGTTTGTTTCTGGATTCAACATTACTGCAATGCCTCCAGAACCTCCTCCAATTGCAACATCCTGACTTGGATTTGCGGTATTTACTTGGTAGTATGAGGTACTGCCTGTAGGAGTTTGAGCTCTCTTTTCACTGTTTTCAATTTTACCAACAATACGAACACGTGTTCCAAAATGTTTATAAGCGTTATCAAGATTTTTATAAACATAAGAAACAAAGTCTAGAGGTTTTTCTGTTGATGTAAATGATGGACCATTAATCACAAGAGCAGAAGATTGCACTGTTCCCGTCTGTGTTGATTTAAATAAATTAATCTCTGTTTCTGTTTTATTTGAAACAGCCATAAAGTTTTTAATTACTCCATTGCGAGTTGTTTGTTTTGCTTTTGTGTTATCAATACCAGCTTGACCTAAAGTTGTTGCTGGCAAACTTATTTCTTTTTCAGTTGTAAACAAATAATCTGATCTCATTGTGCAACCACGAACATAGTTATTGTCTGACCAATAACTTCCAATTCCTGATTCATGTGTTGTAATTTTTGTTCCAAATTGTGCTCTTCCGTGAGATTGAACTGGACCATTTTTTAGCCTTGTTATTCCATCTACTGTTTCATAATATGGCTCTGCATAAATTCTTACAAGACCTGTTGGATAAATTTTTCCATTAAATGGCAATGAAGAAAAATATCTTTGATACTCTTGGTTGTCGCTAATCCAAACATTTCCAGTACCAGTAACGTTAAACTCTACTGCATCATATTTAATTATTTCGCCATTAGAATAAAAGTATCCTTGATTTCTTGTAATCCAATAAACATTTTCACCAACATCAATTATATTATTTGTCAATATATTGCTTACAACCAAAGGCTCAGAAGAAGCTATATCTGAATTAATTGGAACCGCACCAAGTACATAGTTTCCTTGTTTTGATGCAACCTCATTTATTGTTTTTGTGTTTTCAGTTCCTGCAACTTCCCATAGAAGTACTGGCTTATATATCCATGTTTTTTCTTGATCAATTAAACTTGACTGTCTTATTGAGCCGTAAGATCTTTGTATATACCTTGTTGTATAATTTATTTTTCCATCGTTATAAACTTTTTTATCTTTTGATGAAATATCAATAATGTTAGGAAGGTTTCCAGATGTCTGATTTTCAATAATTCCAGATTGGCTCTGATTATTATTACCAGAAAGCACAAAGTTTGTTTCTCTTGCATTTTCTGTTGGCATTAAATAGTCTTTGCTCATTACAATAAAGTTATTGTATTCATCAAAGAACATTGATGTTTGGGTTGAAGCTGCTAATTGATTTAAAACCTCAGCAACATTTTGATCTGGTCCAACAAAGAAATATGGAATTATTGGATCTTTTTCGTTAGTTATTCTTTTAAAAGAATAGTTGCTAAAGCCAACATAGTCAAGAAGAACTGTTATTGCATAACTAAGGGATGCATCCGTTAATAGTAATCTTGGGGCTGGCATAGACTCAAGATAAAAATAAAAATCACGCAAATCAATATTAACTATTGCTCCAGTGCTTTGCGGAATTCCTTCTGTGTACAGCGTTTTCATAGGAACATAATAGTCAAATCCATCTACATTAACAATGCTCTCAAGAAAACTAAACTTTATATTTTTATTAATATATTTTGAAACTATGCTTAATGTATTTAAGTCATTGAATGATTGATCTTCGTCAAACAATGAAACAGATCCAGTTGAAGCAAGTAGTTGTCCAACTGGTAAACCAGTTGAAGAGATATCTGATAACATTTTTGTTATTTTATATTCACTAACTTTGTCTGAAATATTTGCAACAAGTCTTGGTGACATTTCAATAAGATCAAAAGTAGAATCAAACTTATTCATTGTTTCAACAACAATTCTAATTCCTTCAATGTATGCAAATTCTCTGTAGAATGGCAAAGCATTTCCACCTACCATGTATTGTTGTGGGGAAGTAAAATCTGTAACAAAATTTGTATTTGTTTCTATTTCTTCTTTTCCAAGAATCCATCCATAATTTGGAACAAATGTTTCATACTCTGAACCGTCCCAAATATGCAGAGTTCCAATTTCATCTTCATTTTCAATTACTAAGTAGCAGAATCCAGTTATTGATATTTCTGGAAGTAAAATTGTTGATGATAATGTTTCTGCAAATACAAAACTATCTTTAAATTTTTCTGGGATTATCAATCCATATTGCAATTCAACATAACCATCTGAATCAACAATAGGGCTTCCATCATCTCTTGTTGAGTTTTGATCAAAAGAATATGCATCAATCCAGTTATCACTGTTTAAATATTGAATCTTCCATTTTCTTGGAGTTGTTTTGTTAGTGTCACCATATAGTGGATCCTCTAGTGCAGCAGATGATGTTTTAAATGGTCCAAGATTAACTGCTCCTACATTTGTTTGCATCTTAGCAACAATTCTATTTGCTGGAACCTTTTCTTTATAAACTACAAAAGGTACAGCATCATGTATAAAAAAGTTTGAATTTAGTATTTTATTTGAAATTCCATACTCATTACCAGACTCTGTTCTATATGAGGTCCAATACTTAAACTGATCATATCTTGATGGCATGTAATATCTTGGACGCTCTGCAAGTCTTGATCCAGAGTTTGCAAGATACTTTCCAGAAAAATAAACTGACTTGTTGATTCCAGATCTTGGTCTAAACTGTCCTAAGCAATCTTCTAATGAATAAAATAATTTATTCTTTTCTTTAGTTGATAGAAACACTTGTGGAGTATCTGTGTTGGTAACTCCTCCATCAACAACAACATCTGACTCTAGTCCGCCAGTGTAATAGTTTCCTATGTCAAGTCTGTCAAATGATTGTGGGAGATTTGAATAAATATCTCCAACTTCATTTAGTCTGTATCTATAGTTTCCAACTTTAAATATGTTATCTGGAATATTCATGTTCCATTCAGCAAGAACAAGAGATTTTAAATTTACAGTTGCAGATGTCTCTAAATAGTTCTTTAAGGTTTCATCAACAAACACATTAAACCTCTTCTAAGCTTAAAGAAACATTCCAAAGATCAAAATTAGTCCCACCACGCTTTACTACGTTGTAACTAAAGTCTGAAAAATATACTTGAACTATTTGATTATATTGTGCTAAGTGTCCAAAGGCTGCATCATCTTTTCCAAAATTAGAATATTTATCATATGCAAGGTACATCCAAAATGGACCTTTATGGTTTTCATACCAATCAAGTAATTCTACTCCACCTGCTCCACCATCTGAAGTAAACTCATTTATTGTATTTTTGTATGCTGATATTCCTTGTGCTCCAGCAGCTCCTTCTGTATTAAAGTTTGCAACTTCTGGATATGCTCTTGATGGTAAATTATTCCATGAGACTGACATTTTTAGTTTATCAGCAATATGATATGACCTCATGCGACCATTAATAGTTCTTTGCCTTTGCTCAATTCTTTCTTGCGTAAATGACATATCAGAGCGGTTATCATCTGATAATATTAAAAATTGATCAATTACATTTTGGTCTGTGCCCCCTGGTAATTCTGCCCCGATTTCATACCCTGTGGGCACGTAGAGACCGTTTGTAAGAGTCCCAGCATTCTCTGACCAAAGGATAGCCTGTGGTCTCTGATAGCGCTTTCTGCCTGTTATATAGGACGATGTAGCCATTAGTACCTTTGACTCCTAATTCTTTGATTATCAATATTTTTGATTTGTGTTATTACTGCCCTTGCAATTTCATCTGTGCTTGCATTGGAGTTTGAAACATTAACATTGATACCATAATTATACACTGAGCTAGAGGTATTTCCAGGTGAATCTGATTTATTGTTAAATGTTCCATTATTAATATCACGTAGATTGTCTACACCAAAATTATCAACAGCAAACTTCTTTACTACAAATTCTCCAGGGGTCAACATTGCTGGGATTGTATCTGTTCCACGTGCAAAACCACCTGCTGCCATATACTTAGGAATTAATCCACCCATAGATCTTTTTACTGGTGTTTTTGCTGCATATTGTGCTGCTGCTTGTGCTGCGTATCTCATTCCACTAACTTGTGCAGCAGTTAAAGGAGTAGGAGCAGGCGCTAGTTTTTTCACTTCATTATTAGCATTAATTTTTTTCTGAATTTTTGCTGTTAGTTCTTTGAGGTTTGCTTCTCTTGCTTTAAGATCTTCAGATATTGGTGTTGGTGTGTCTGCAGTTGCTCCACCAACAACACTTGATGTACTTCCCGCTGCTCTTGCTTTTGCTACCTCATATAGTGCAATTGCAAGTTTTTCTGCACTACCTGTTTCAGCAAGCAACTGGGTATTAAGTTCTATTCCTGCATCTTCTGCTAATTTTATTAAATCATCAAATTTTTCAAGTTCTTCTCTAGTTCTAGTGACATAACCTAGTGCTTCTTTATCTTTTTTAATTTTTCCTTCTGTTACAACAATTAAAGCTTCAGTTTTTCTTATGCTTTCTTCAATTACTATTTTTTGATTTTTTAAAGTTAACAGTGTTCCATTTTCAATTACACTAATTTGATATTGTAAATCTTTATTTTTTTGTTCAAGAGCATTTCTTCCCAGCGCACCAAGGGCTGAGTCACGGCCTGCAGTTAATGCATTTCTTTCTCCAGATATAGCAGATTCTGCTTGTTGTGCTCTTGCTTCTTGTACCGCAAATGCTGCAGCAGAGATGTCACCACGAGTAAGAGCATCTGCAATAGACATTCTTTGTTTTTGAATATTGTTTATTTCTTGATTAATTGAAGCAATCTTATCTAAAGCAGCTATTTGTGTATCATATTTTTTATTTATTACATCTTCTTGTCGTGCTACTGACTCAAGAGCAAAATTATTAGCAGCGATTTGTGCCTGTAGTGGATCAATTTGTTCTCTATTCTTTTTATCAATTTCATCATTTATATTTTTAAGTTTTTCCTGTTGAACACTTAGCTCATCATTATCTTTTTTTAGCTCTGCAGAATATTTTATTTCTACTAATTTGTCACGAAGATTTAATAATGCTAACTCATTAGATACAGAGTCTTTAAACTTTTCTTCTGGTGACATGTTTGCTTTGGCTGCTGCTGTTGATCCTTTTAGTGCTTTAGTATATGCTTTAACGTCTTCAGTTAGTTGTTTTAATTTTTTACCTTTGCCATTAGCAATAACTAGTGCTGCAATTTCTGCATCATTAGATAATTCGGTTGCAGTTGTATTATCAATATTTGCATTACGTAAAATTTTATATGCTTTAGTTTGTTGTACAATTACAGCAGTTTTAGCTGCAAGAGCATTTAGTTTTCCTTTTTCAGAATCGCCACCTTTAATTTTTCCATTAGCATCTTCTGTATTATTGGCCTCTTCTTCAACTTTAATAAACTCTGCATATATTCTTTTGAGTCTAATCATTGCTGCTTCTCTTATAGAAAAATCATCAGATCCCAAATCTTTAAAAATGTTGCTGTCTGGTGAAACAATTCCACCACTAATTAATGTTAATCCCATCATTAAGTCTTTTGCTGATTTTAAATTTGTAATAAATTTTGTTGCATCAACACCCATTGATTTAAATATTTCAATTAGCGCAGCTTCTCTTGCTTTTTTCTCAAGAGTGGTTAGTGGTGCTACAATTGCATACATTGTTTCTTCAAATTTTGTTGCATCAATTAAGTTATTTGTAAACATTCCAGCAGCACTATCTGATACAGAAATTATTGTATTTTGAAGATCTTTTAGTGCTTTTTCTTCTTCTTTTCTAGATCTTGCAGTTTGAATTTGGGTCCCACCAGTTAAGGGTGTTGTATCAATAATTAATGGTTTATTTACTTCTTTATTTACTTTATCAAAAAGTGTTTGAATATCTTTTTTAAGTTGATCAATAGAGGTTGGGTCAAGGGTTAAAGATTTAACTTCTAGTTTAACATCTGTTTTTTTAGCTTCTTCACGTAAAGAATCAACCAATATTTGTATTTGTGCATCAGCAAATCCTTTTGCTTTAAGGTCAAGGGCAAGAGACTTAAGCAGTATTATTGCTTGGCTAGCAGTAGAATTAGATAATGTTTTAATTGTTGACTCATAGTCTTTTTTAAAGTTAGAGTCTTGTTTAAATGCTTCTCTTTCTGTTCTTGTTTTTGTATCTACAGCTTCTAATCCCTGAAGTTGTCTTGGAAGTTTTAATGGTACAACACCAAAAAAATCACCAAGCATTTTTGTTTGTTCTGTTGTTGATCTTAGTGCGTTAGAAAAACCATCCATGTACTCAATTTCTTTTTTTCTTTTATCGTTATATATCATAAACAATGCTCCAGCAGCTGCAAGTGCGATGGCTGTTGGTCCTAAAGCAAATTTAAATTTCATAATCTGACTTACAATTTTTTGTCCAGTTAACAACTGTATGATAGATGATAAACCAAATATTAATCCAGAAAATTGCATTATTTTTTGAGAAATACTACCTAAAGCACCACCAGCCATTGATCCAGCTCCAGCTAAAGATGTTAATGCAAACGTTCCAGCCATAAAAGCAGAATTCATGGAATTAATTCTTTGTTGTGAAGTTTTTCTTGCTGCTACTTCAGCATTTATTGATTGTGTGGTTTTTGTTGAAATTATAGCTGCGGGTCCCACTTGAGACATCTTCATTTGATTTCTACGAATAGACTTTTGTACTGGGTCTATTGGACCACTTCCATATAAAGATGATCTTGATGCTTGGGCAATATTTGATCCCGTTGCAGATCCTCCAATTTGTTGTCCTATTGCTTTTGCATCATCAACATATTCTTGTGCTCCAGCAATAAATCCACGTCCAATGTCAGCCCCAACTTTTTTAGTTTCTTTTGATGGTGAAGAAATCTTTGCCTCTGCCACTACGCCTTGTTCAATTTGCTTTTTTGTTATTTTTAATATTCTTGTAGCAGCATCTTTAACATAAGGAGAAACTTCTTTTATTAACTCGTCAGTTGTAGTAACTATTGATTGACCCAAGTGAGCCATTGTTGCTTTTTCAAATTGACCTGAAGAAGGATTTAATGTTTGAAAAGATTTTTTAGTCTTTCCTTTGCTGTCAACTCTAGTAGTACTTGTAAACATTTCTGGGTTAAGTGCAGATGCAAGTGCTTGTGCATTTTTGCTTTCATTTCTATAAGACATTGGAGAGGTTGATCTTGATTGACCACCTGCTGCGGTGCCACCACCACCTACTGGACCAAAAGTTCTAATTTGATTTATAGAGTTTTCAAGTGCAACATCAATTTCTTTACCAGCTACGGTAATTCCTTTTGCAGCCTCACGAAGAGCTGGAACAACTATTTGTTCAATATCAATATCTTTTACAAATTCAATACCAGACTCATTTAGTGCTCTTACGGTGGTTTGTGCAAACAAATCTCCAACTCTTTCAAGTTCTTGCATTACTGATGGATCTTTTACTTTTTCTCCAATTTGTCTTGCAATAACTGCAAGAAGTGGTGCTTGTCCTGCTGCTCCTGCTTGTCCAACATACCTTGTATAGTCTGAAGTTGGAACTCCTCTACCAGAAGTTTGACCCATTGAGGTGTTAATTGATTCTGGCATGTAGGTAGTTGCATTTCTGTATCCCTTAACTAATCCACCTTCATTAAAGCCAATTCTTTTTTTATTTAACTGCATTAACAGTGGTAAGAATTCTTCTGTTACATCTTTTGTAACAACAAACTCACCAGGAGTAAGCATGGCTGGAACTGTATCTCCATTTCCAGTTCCTGGAACTACTCCTCCAGCTGCAAACTTTTTAGGAGATGAAACACCAGGGGCTCTCATCATTCCTGGATTTATTGCTGCAAACTTTGCACCTGCATTTGCTGCTTGTTGATATGCAGCAATTAATTTTGCTATTGCAGTAGACTCTGCTGTAAATGTTTGTGTAAGTCTTGCATGTGATTGATCTAAAGAGTGTGCTGCAGCTGCTGCATCAATTTGTTCCATTGTTAAATAATCAGTTTGTTCACCAAGTATTTGTGATTGTCCAGTTAGTCTTAAGTATCCATTGCGTAAAACCATTACACCTTTTATAATGTTTGCAAAAGCATTTGCAAGCAAACCAAATGTCATTAAGGCAATTGGGCCTATAGCACCTACTGCCACTGTTAATATTACTAATGCTCTTTTGACTCCAGAAGAAAGGTTATTGAATTTTTCAAGTATCCCGCCAATAAATTCTACAATTGGTGTAACAGCTTCTAAGAATGTTTGTCCAACTGGAACAAGTGCAAGCTTTAAATCTTCAACAGACTTACGGAATTTATTCATTGCAGAGTCTGCAGTTAATCCTAATTCTTTTTCTGATAAAGCAGAAAGATCTTCAATGGATGATCCTGCTAACTCAAGAACACGTGCTGCCTGTCCAGTTTCATTTGTTACGTTATCAAATAATGTTGACAAACGTGCAAACTGGAACTTACCAAATAATTGTTCAATTGCTCTTGCACGTGTAAGTGGATCTAATGTATCTAGTGCTTGTGCAAATTCAATAACTGTTCCTTTAAGATTTCCTTGATTTGATTCAACAATTTGACTCATATTGATTCCAACACTTTGGAGCATTGCTGCTGCCTTTGTGCTTGGATTAATTAAAGATGCAAGACCAGACTTTAATGCGTTAGCGCCTTCTGATGCATTAATTCCACCTTCTTTCATTGCTGCCATAAAGAAAGCTAAATCTTTTACGTCACCACCAAGTTGTTGAATAACTGGTGCAACTTTTGGAATTGCTGTTGTAATATCATCTAAAGATACAACTGTTTGGTTTTCTACTGCGTTAAGAAAGTCAATTGATGATGCAAGGTTTTCAGAAGACATCTTAAATGCATTTTGCAATGAAATTGTTGTTTCAAGTGCTTTGTTTGCATCAATTTGTCCAAGGACAGAAAGTCTTGTTGCTTCAGTTGTCTGACGCTGTAAGTCAACTCCCTGGAAACCTGCTGCTGCAGCTTCTGCTGCAAGTCCAACTGTTTGTGAAACTGCAACACCATATTTAGTAAACATTTGACCAAGTGCTGTAATGCTATCAAGTGCTTGGTTTGTTTCTTCTGTTGGAGTAAATAAATCTCCATAGACTTTTCTAAACTTAATTGTTTGAGCTTCCATTTCCATGAAAGTTCTTGATGCAACCATTCCAAGGCTAGCAAGTGGAAGAGTAAAACCAACCATAAGCTGTCGCCCAGCCCACTGTGTATTTTTACCAAAGTTTAAAAGGTTTGTAGATCCTTGCTTAACTAGTTGATTAAATATTGCTTGTTTCTGTGCTGCTAATTGAGTTTGAGTAGAAAAATTATTCATATCAAGCTGGTTAGGCATTACTGCAATTGCTTTCATTGCTCCGCTTGAATCACGGCCTAGCTTAATGTATTGTGTTTGTAATTTTTTTACACGATCTTCAGCAACTTTACCAATTGTGTCAAACTCAGACTTAAATAGTCTTCCAAATGTTTTTGTAGATGCTCCAGAATATCTAAAATACTCTCGCATAGAGAATTTATTTTTCTCAAGGGAGTTTGTAAAGGATTCTGATGTTGTTTTAACTGTGCGGAGTTCTGCAGAGAATGCACCTGTAGCATTAACGCTATTGATGAAGTTCTTCTGCAGATCTCTCTGCGCCAGTCCAGCAGCTTCGCTGCTTTTAGCGATAGATGTATGAAACTGAGATATCTGACGTTGTAAAGCCTTTAGTTGGGCTAACGCTTCAGACGTATCAATATTAACGCCAATATTAGCATTAACGTCAGCCATCTAGTTTACACCTCGCTTTTTAGTTTTTGTTGTTAATTGTTTTATTCACCAGCAAGTGTTGAACCTGATGCTGCTTCTACAATTTTGTAGACAGTTGGTAAGTCTAGAACTTCTTCTAGCTTGTCAATGTCATCTGCAAGTTCTGGTTTGTACTGTTTCATTGCAATTTGAACACACTCAACAAGAAGAGTCATTGACTTTTCATTGTCATCCGCCACCGCTGCAACACCCTCAAACTTTGCCATAAATGGACGAAGAAGAGAGATTTTTAAAGGACGGACAGATATTTCTGTACCATCCATAAGTGTGAGTTTTTGAGCCTCATACACTGTCGTTGCCATACTACCTCCTAATTAGGTTATGTTAATTATAGCACGAAAGTGTCAATTTTTTAGGAGTGTTGGATCTACCAAATTTTCGTAATCAAGTCCCATGTTAATGCCAAACCCTGCCTTTTGAGCATTTTGTCCTTGAAGAGATAATACATCATTACTATCAGATGTTGCTCCTTGGCTAAAAACTCTAGCTTTCATGTCTTCCCATTCTTTTTGTCCTTTGTCAGAACCTGAAGCTCCTTCTAGGTCTACACCTTGAATTGCTGCAAGAAACTTTTTTTCTTCGTAGTCTAGCTCTCTTTTACTAGATAATGTTATCATTAACTCTGGCATAGATAAAGATTCTTCTAGTTCCTTATAGTCTTTCCAAATACCCAAAATAAATACTTCTGCCTCTAATTTTGCAAGGTCTAAGTCTTGCCATGTCATGCCACTTGAAGTTGCTTGATCCTTGACTGTTTCTTCTGATTTTTTATTTATTTTTATACCTGCTGCCACATCAATAATTTTATATATTGTTGGTAGGTCTATGTTGTCTTCAAATGAGTCTATTATTGATGGATAGTATTGTTTCATGCATATACCCACACATTTTGACAAAATATCAATTGCGCCATCATCATCTGATACGTTTTCAATTTGATTAAAAACAATCATAAAATCTCTTAGGTATTTAATTTTTAATGGAGTTATTTCTATCTCTGTTCCATCAATTAAATAAACATTTTCTCTGTGATATATTTGTGTGGCCATTTTATCTATTCTATCACAAAAACAACAAAGCCCACCTCAAAAGAAGTGGGCTCAGTCGTATAATTATTAAATTATGATGCTGCTGTCCAAGTACGATCTACGATCTTACCATATGAACCAGAAACATCTTCTGGTAGAAGACGGAATGATACTTCAAACATTGAAGCCTCATCACGCTTTGCAGATACTGTAACATTCTCAATTGACAATGCACG